TGTCTAAAGATCTACCAAGAATCCGATGCGTTTCAGTTGAAATGCATTGTTTCGAAAGTGGATGGTAATAAATACTGCGTCCGCGAACGCGCGAAACTAGAACTCGCCGCCGATCTCCTTGCAACCGTTACCCAGAAAATGAAAAAGGTAGTGAAACATATGGGCGATACATTCCCCGAACGCGATAACGTAAAACGTTTAGTGAAAAACTTCCGCCCAGAAAAGGTCAGTGAAACACTCCCTACAAGTGAATACACTGCGTATAGTGAGAACAAAGGTGAGAAGCTCGCATTTTGCGTCAACACCACGAAGAAAGGGAATAAGCTCATCGATGAAAATACACTCACATTTGTTGCACTACATGAGTTGAGTCACATTATGACGGAAAGTGTCGGACACAAAGACGAGTTCTGGGACAATTTCCGATTCTTAATCGATGAAGCGCAAAAAATCAAAATCTACAATCCGGAAGATTATAAAATGAAACCAAAAGAGTATTGCGGAATGACGATTAATGATAATCCCCATTTTGACAACTAGCGCGCGCGTCCGGCCGCGAACCACCGGGTGCTAACGCACCATTCAGGATCGAATAATAGGTTTAACGCGTGACTAATACTACCCCCACCCCTAAACGGCGCGTGAGCGCCCGGTGGTATGCGGCCGAACGCACCCGGTGGTACGCGGCCGGACGCGCATTATACCTCCATCAGTCTCGATAATTGCAAGAATATTGTATTTGGTGTTCGTCGTTCTTGTATCGCCTTGAGATCCGCCGGTCGTGTAATACTTGCAACAAGATCGCGGTCAACATATGTTACGCGGTAAACTTGATTACTCTCTTCTCCTTCTGCAAAAAATGAGACATATTCTGGTATTGTGCCTGCGTCAGTCCAACACCAGATCGCACGATGTATATGTTTATTTCGAAGCTCTTGCCATTCTTCAACAGATTTATATTGATACATCAGTGGAAATGCTGCATCATGTTCATAACTCTCATCGACAAATGTCACGAATATATCATCAACTGGGAACAACGTTGGCGAAGCGAGAACTTGTTCATAGATGGATGCGCCGCCAATGAACCAAACGTGATCATAATTCATTACATAGTTACGGATTTCCGAGAGATTCTTGATGAATGTAACGCCAGTAGGAGGTGAACCAGTGGACCCAGATGGCGTCAACGAATCCACATCATGTAATGCAGATACGACGAAATTATCACGAAAAGGCAGTGGTTGTACGTTTACTGGAATGCTCTCCCACGTCTTTCGCCCCATTACCACTGCACTATTGTATGGAAATACCGACGACCGAGTCATTTGCGAAAAAAACCGAAGATCTCTTTCGATTTTAGGCCATGGCAACGTTCCTTGGTATCCAATGCCACCACCGCGGCAAAGCGCAACAATCATTTTGAATTCGGTGACACGAGAAGAAGACATTATAGTACAGTTAAAATATAGAATGAAAACACTTTATTATATATTTATTATTACTATACGAGTGAGATATTAATCTTCTATTGATATAATAGTATCATACAGAATATGGAAAAACCGGCATCAGAGATTCCTATTTATAAAATATGTCATATTCGGTCGCCGGATGATATTGCCGAACAAGCAGCCGAATCAACCGCCGCAAAAGCGTCATCACTTTCGCCGGAATACAATGTATTATACGTATTTTATGGGAATGTAGAGTTCACCACCGATGATAGTCAAGTTGTAAACATCAATGATGTATTCATTCGAGAACAAGAGAACCCTTTCTTCAAAACGATATTTAGTGATTACGAACTCTATTCGATCCGGCAAAATGAAACCAAGGTCGTCTTTCTTCCCGAGAGAATTTATCCCGATGATTCCATAGAAACAATCAAAAAGAAGTTTCTCTATTTGACGCGTGACCAGGTCGGTCTCTCGTATGCAGAGTTGTATTTCTTCTGTAAGCAGGTAAAAACCATTACAACGCAAAACGCGCATGATCACATCACTTCGAATGGAAAACTAGAAATGACACCTATCCGGGTTCAGAACTATTTACTGAATATCGACAATCAGCCAACAGCTCAAGAGCCAGGTGCTGAGTCCGTGTCTGAATATGCAAAACTCGGTCCACCAACTGGAGGGATCAATGGAAACTATACCTACACAAATATAGCAAATCTGAAATTAGAAGAGAAACCCCGTATTATCAATGTGGCAATGGGTCAAGAATTGAATATTGCGTCTACATACGAATATCCCTACGCAGCAAATCCATTTGATGCAATAAACGCCGACCCTTTTTTAGAAATTCATGCTAGCGAAATTGTAAACACAACGAACAAGATGGTTCTTGTAGATTACGGGGTTTTCCTTCATAATACAATCTATTTGGTTTCGGCAGAAGATGTTCTAATTTATGCGAAAGAAATAAACATTGTGGCTCCTGTCGAGAATGCCGCCGCTGCCGCCGAAGCACCAATGCCTCGTGCAGCGAAACTAATCTATGAATCGTATATGATCCAGGTGTATTTCCCATATCTCTCGACATACCGAGATGAAACTCGTCATTTGTCAATTGAGCAGGGATCCGCAGAAGCATCCGGCGAGGTTGACTTATCTACAATTCATTCACATAATACACTTCTTCTACATAAGTTGAAACTATTTGACGCGGATAAAAAGATATTGAACGAGAGATTTATGCGCCAGACTGCGAATATCAAGTTATTATACGACATTTACGAGAGACGTACATCAGACCAAAACTACATCGATGATGGTATTCGTGGTGTTGAATTTATGATTCATCCAGAGACACCATACAACCAATCTCTCGACGCGGTCTTTAAAATGATACACTGTTCAGAGTATATCCCGTATATCAAATATAATCCAGGAAAGAAGCGCGACAACATTTACAAGCTTTATATTTCAGGTGTAAGCCGAAGTGGACGCAAAATCCCATACTTACCCAAAAGCGACATATTTCGTCTTATCAAAACCACTGCGCGTAAAAAGAGTGTAGCGATGTACATTAATTATACATATTCTAATCCAGAAATACCAAATCATAAAGCAACTCATTCACATATCCCGGTTCTTTGCGAGTTCTATCCGGATGGTTCGATCTACGTGAAGCTTTTTGTCAAGGTTTCATTCACAAGCGAGGAAATCGAAAATATAATCAAGGCAACTGTAAACCCGATATTACGCGTCATCAAAGAACATGTTGAACAAAGTGGATTTCAGATGACTCTTTTTACAAAGTTATACCATCCATTGATAGAGTTGATTAATCTGGAATATTTTTATCAAATTGCGATTACACGAAACATTGAAATAAAGCAAATGATCAAATGTATTTCTAGTGCGTTTAATGAGATAGAAGGAAGTCTCAAGAAAGGAATCGTATTGAGGTATAAACGTGTTAGTAATTATAATGACATGTCCAGTCAAGATGCGTATATTATTGAGATGATGAACAAACGGCAAAGTGATCGTGATATCATTGAAGGGTTACGAGATAATTATATGATGGCTGAGCAAGATGCGCGTGTTAAATTATCGGGTATACTCTCGTCATTACAAACACAACAGTTTTCTCGGTTTCGTGGTGGAAGTATTCGTATAAAGAATAACCCAGGATTCCTGACAAAGATAACGAAGGGTGCGTTTAATAATATTATAACAATTGAAATATCGAACATAAACAATGTATTATTTTTACCAGCACTCCATATTTATTTGGATTCGATTCTTCGTATCTACCAGAATCCGGGAACTACTGAAATCCCCTATGATAAAATCGCGGAATTATGCGCGAATGCTGCTGTTGCAAGTGCTTCTGCTTCATCTATAAATACCTTGGATGTAAGATCTAAACCCGTCGCAGAAGCCGATGAAACTGTAACCGATGTTTTTGGACGAGACGCGCAAGCACGAGCCGTACTTGATGATGTTCGCCCGTCTGATAAAGAAGAATCAATGGACGTTATGGAAGAAATTATGCCGGTAATAAAGAAGCCTGCTAGTGGTGCTTCAGCCGCCGCTGCGCCACTGGTATTTGGATTTGAAGCCGAAGCTCCAAAAGAAAAAGAAGTTGACTTGTTTGATTTATTACAAGGAGACGACGATGATGACGATGCTGGAGCGGATGATAGTACACCAAATAGTGAACAGGGCGGCGGGGGAGGCAGTGGTGGTGGTGGTGGTGCAGCTGCTGCACCAAAAAGAAAGGCTGCATCAGCAGCAGCTCATTCATCGGAGGTAGAAGAAGATCTCTCGGATATAACCGGTATGGAATTATCAAATCCCAATCCATTCTCGAAACGCATACAAGAACGCGATCCAGTGATTCACTTGAACGAAGATGTAGGTAAATTCAATGCATATTCTCGCAGTTGTCCGTGGAATGTGCGTCGCCAGCCTGTTATTTTGACAAGCGAAGAAAAGGCGCGCATCGACCGCGAGCATCCTGATTCGTATTCACATAGTATCACATATGGCTCCGACTCGAGTAAACAGTATCATTATATTTGTCCGAGGTATTGGAGTCTGAAACACAATACAAGTCTTACTGAAGAAGAAGTGATGTCTGGTAAGTATGGAGCAGTTATCCCTCAAAAAGCGAAGAAAATCCCACCTGGTGCGAATATATTCGAGTTCACGGATGATAAATATCACGTTGACGAGAAAGGAAACTACAAACAACATTATCCAGGTTTCTTGAAGAAGGATGCGCATCCAAAAGGATTATGTGTTCCATGTTGTTTCGCACAATGGGATAAACCGTCGCAAACTGCACGAAGACAAGAATGCGAGACGAAACAGTTTGAATCAGTACGAACTGGTACAGAAATTGCTAAAACATCAGACACTGTTGCATCAGAAGAGGTTGAATTATCGCCAGGTCTCGCCACTGGCGCCGCCGCCACCACCACTGCAGGTCCAGCTGTATCTTTCTATTCGGAACCAGCCAAAATTAATGAAATGAAGGATGATCGTATTTTGAGTTCAGACAAATTCCCGCTTGAAAACAATCGATGGGGGTATTTACCATTACAGGTTCAAAAGTTTTTATTCAGTGATAGTCGAACTTGTCAAGTTAGTATCAAAAATACGGCAATCAAGAAAGATACGCCATGTCTTTTACGCCGAGGTGTAGAAACCAATGATCATCAATCGTTCGTTTCTGCGATTGCGTACTATTTCAAAGAAAGCATCGGTTTAACTACCACGACTGTTATTCCGGCAGAAGAACCGGAAATACCAATTCCAAAAACCGCAGTAAAATCTAAGATTCGTGATTCTATTTCAGAATCAATTGATGCAGAGCCACTTATTGCCGAAGGGGGTATTACACTGAAAGAACGGATCTCAAAGTCAATTGTCGAAAGCATACAAAAACATTCCGCTCAATTGAAGAAAGCAACTGCCACAACTACGGCTACGGCTCCTCTTACTCCAAATGCCAGTGCAGGCGGTACCGCCGCTGTAGCCGGTGGTGGCGAAGCGGCAAATGCTGTCAATGACACCGGATATAATTCAGAAGATGAAACACCTGTCGCAATGACACCACGTGCATCTGGTGCTGGTGCTGCCGCTTCAGCAGCTGTCCCGTCTAGTTCAACCAGTGCTCCTGCACCCTATACATTATCACCATCAGCTGTTCCTACAATTCGAGAGATGCGAAGCATTATTATCCAATCTCTCGATATTGATATGTTTGTAACGTTACAAAACGGGACACTCGTCGATGTATTCTATAATCCCAATAAGGAAATCATTGATGTAGATAAATACAGTATGGCGGCAATCTCTCAAACACTCCCTCCAGAATCATTCTCTCGACTATGTAACGCATATGAAAATTTCATCGCGTACCTTGATGATGACGCTTCGATCATTGACCATACGTACCTATGGGATATTGTATCGAGGCCGAATGAAAAGCTATTCAAGAATGGAAACAACATTATTCTTATTCATATTCCCGACGACGACATTACAAATAATGTACAAGTGATCTGCCCAACAAATTCATATTCAGGTGAAGTATTCGACTCTAACCGCAAAACAATTATCATTATGAAACGCGATACATATTATGAACCGATATACCTGTTTGAGAGTAAATCAAATGGAAAGTTTAGTGTTCTAGGCAGATTTGCAATCAAGAGTAAAACACTTATGCCAAAAATTAAACACGTCATCGAAAATGTCCGCGATCTCTATTTTTCATATTGTCGACTTCATGCGAGCCAGCCACGCGAATACCGGTATAAAATGAACCAGCCTGCGACGATCATTGCAAAGCAAGTAAAAGATGCAGGATTTGAAATCGAAGCACAGGTCCTCAATTTTAATAGCAAAGTCATCGGTTTACAAATCTCTCAGAACATCAATACGATAAAGTTAAACCCATCCAGTATTGTAAAAAAAACGAGTATACGTAAACGTTGGAAGGGTGTGATACCTACAGCTGTTTCGGCGCCTCTCTCGTCAACGACGGTGGGACCATCGCCACCACTGATAATGATGGATGATCCGTCACTCTGGACATTGAGTTATCGTGAAACTGTCGACTTCTTAGAAACGGTCGCTCGCCATGTAAAGAAAACAACCAAAAAAGAAGTTTACTGTCGACCAAGTGTGAAAGTTGTAGAAGATGGTCTAGTGGTAGGTGTTCTTACAGAAACAAACCAGTTTATTCAAGTGAACATAGATAAAGATCCACAATTAAATCAAGATGACGGACTACCCACGATAACAGAGAGTAATCATTTAATCGCAGACAAAGAAATTTCATCAAAGCCGGAAGGTACAGTTGATAAAGCTCGAGAGAAGTATGTTCGCTATATTCGCTTAGAAACCAACTTCTATAACGTATTCCGTAATACTGCGCGAAATGTTCTGAATCGTCCAGAAAACAAAGCGGTAAAAGACGACATTGAAAAGTTGATATCATCTCCATTTACGATCTATATGAATAAGTTGTCGCAAATTATCGCACACATGAAACGGCTGCTAACCAAGTATGTTGCATTTATTCGTTACAATAAAGACACATTGAAATTAGTTGGTGAAATATCTGGTTGTATTACGAGTGATGATGAAACGTGCGGAAAGAAAAGCTACTGTTTGAAAGAATCCGGTGGTTTATGTAAACTTCTTCTTCCTCAGCGGAACCTTATGTATCCGGATATTGACAATGAAATCGCGTATTTTGGAAAATTAGCAGACGAGATGATACGTTATGAACGGGTTAAATTATTCATGTTTGAACCAACAAAATATATGTCATTTCAAGACCGAAAGTATGATCTCCGAGACGATGAAATCATTTTATTAGAAACATTCATTACGCAAGAATACTTCGAGAATATGGAACCTGCTGATGAAAATCCATATGTATTTCAAACAAATTTTTATACGGTAGCACCAAGTAATGCTGGAAATCGTGTCATTCAGTCATACGATCCCGTTTATCGTAAGGAATATGTAGACCGTTATTTGGAATTGGAAGGTGCGTCTGCCGCTTCTGCTGCTGCTCCTGGTGGAGCCGTTGCCGCTGCAGCAGCCGCTGGCGCACCTGATGTTTCCGCACCAGAGTCATCACTTCAGATCAACGAGATCAATCACGTCTTGGATTTTTGCCGTGAAGTATCGAAGCGTAAAGTGACAGAGAAAATGCGGCAACTATTCTTTCCACTTGCAAGTGCGAGTGCGTTTGAAATACTATTTTCGAATGAAAGCAACGAATGCACGTTTGATGTTATATTAACTATACTGCGTATTGTTGCACAAAATGCGTCAAAATGCCCGAGTGGCCATAGTTGTATTCGTCAAAAATCAAATCCTTTCACATTTAAATCAACAAACCCTTCTGCTGGGTCTGCGGAAGGAGGAGCTGCAGCGGGAGGAGAAGAAACTGAAGTATGCCAGAAATGCCGTAGTTCAATTGGCCATGACCACACTGAATTTGCATGCCGTGAATGCAATTACTTTATCTGTGAAAACTGTCGACATCAGCACGTGGACGAACTTGCAGAAATGACAATTACAAAGGTGAAAAATATACTCATTGGTGAATATGAAAAACTATCAGAGGCTGGTCTTGGAAAGAAACTTACGATGATCTTGAATGGATATGGCATGAAGAAATACGCTGACTTGATTAACCAAGACCGAGCAACATTAGCACAAGTCATTCAAAGTGAAAACTACTTCTTGACAAACATTGATATCTGGATTTTAGCATTGTATTTCAAAATACCGATCGTATTTATTACACAGTCATTATTAAGTGAGAATGGTAAGAATATGATGGTTTTGTATGGCGATGCCGAAGATAGTAGTTATTTTTTCGTCCATCCATTCGCTGTCGCACAAGATGTTCCTTCACGATTCGGGTTAATCGAAGTGAAATATGCGGAATATTCATTATTGAAGATACCTCTTGACTTTATTTCTACTTCTTTACGAGAGAATATTCGACGTGACGATGAAGACCGAGTACCACTTGAAGAGTATATACGCACATTTAAAATTGGTAATGTTAAAAACAAAAAACGCGTATTTACGATGATAGAATCAGGTGTTGCGGAAGAACCGGCACAAGAAGTTTTACCGCAGGGTAATCCGATTGCATTTCTTGGTGCGACAGCGCCGAACTCGTCGCTGTTTCAATAACTAAAAATAAACTAAAAGATATATAGGAAAAATGAACCAAATACAAATACCTCACGGATACGTAACTGCTGAAGTTGTATCTCAGAATCAAATGAATAATCCTGCATCACAAGTAATTATAAGTGATGTATTTGACATACCGGATTTCGCACCAGCACCAGCACCAGCACCAGCACCTGCACCAGCACCTGCACCAATTTTTGTTAATATTCCATTACAAACTCCAGTTTTAACACGAGCATCGACACCTTTACCTGCTGTAACCAATGCAATAAATAATACACAAGCACCAAATACCGCAATCAATTTCATAAAGGCAATCAATCATTCTGCAATGACGGATGTTATGAATCAATCGATCGCTCGTAATACGCCGCATATTAATCCGTCAGTTGGAACAAAAAAAACAGATGTATCACTTCCGGTGCCGGTATTAGTAACCAAAACAACAACAGCTGCACAAATAGAGCAGATACCCCCACCACCGTTACCAATATCACAAGTCTCGCCGTTATCACAAACATCATTGGTATCAGCTCAACCAGTTTCTTCTAATAACAAGACAACAACTCACCGTGTTAAACCAACGAATACAAAGATCATCATTGACGATGAAGATATAGATACTGCGATTGATTACGACGACGAAGAACCGGAAATAAAAAAAACCAAACTGTCTCTTTTTCATTTTGCCAAAGATATCACATTCAACTTGATATTCACGATTCCATTTCTTCGAACCAAACTGACTAATATTCTTCGAGAACCTTCTTTAGCGATTAATCAGATCGAACGAGTGTTTGATGAATTCAAGGACCGATTGAATCGTGTGCAACTTGAGAGCCTCAAAAAGTATGTATGTGAGGATGGAATACGCGATAAGTTAAATTTCATCCTTGAATCAGGGTTCAATAAAATATTATCCGATGGAAAAATCGATATCAATGATGCGCCGCAGTTTAATCAGCTTGTGTATTTCATTATCAAGTCATTTAACAATATCAATAACGGTAAAGTGTATCGTTTTTATGTATCTAGCGAACATGTGATGCTTCTTCTTCATTTCATATTAAAATCAGTTTTTACCCTTACATTAAAGGGAAATGAAGAACAAATGGCAATCGGTCTTTTAGACACAAGTTTTAAACTGGTTCAAATCGAAGTACTTCCACTTATTTCCAAACGTTGGTATCATCGATTCAGGATTTGTCACGCAGTTAAAGAAATCGAGGAATTGATCGAATAATGGAATGAATGGAATGAATGGAATGAATGGAATGGAATCGAATATTTAGGAAAAATGCGTAAACGGCGCGTTTTTTCGCGAAAAGAACTTAAAGATATTTTCTCCGTATACTATGAGAAGGTGCGATCCACTTCCTCCTCTTTCGCGCAGAAGGAGCAAAATAAGTGTAGTTTTGTATATTTTCTAGATGACAACAAATCATTCTTTCGTCACAATTATTTTGACTGACATCACATTATGTGATATTAGGTACGCCTTGTGATGATTATCATTATTAAAGATTTGTTGAATCTAGAAATGTACAATAATTACACACATGTTATACCGGTGTAGCTCAGCGGCAGAGCGTCTAAAAACATCGTTTGTTACCCTTTTTACTACTTCCGTAAGGAAATGGTCCGATCTACGAATGATTATCGCCTTATAAGCGGAAGGTCGTAGGATCGAAACCTACCGCCGGTATTGTCAAGCTGGACGCTATAAACGCAGCATCGTCATTTCATTCTAAGAAACACTCTCATTTTACCGGCATGGCGCAGCGGAAAGCGCGCGGGGCTCATAACTCCGAGGACATAGGATCGAAACCTATTGCCGGTATTC